ATAACGAATTTCACGATTTTGGTATCATGACAGAGAACGGGTATAAAAATTGGGAAGATTCTTTAACACAAATGATTGAGGAATATCCTAAATGGAAGGACATAGCCGAAACAACCGGATATGAATTTGCTATGGAACAAAGTTCAGATAAGAATATTGAAAAAGTAACTCTGGCGTTATACGAAAAACTTATAGAAGACCCTTACCCATCTGGAGGAATATTTACTGCTGATTTAACATTTCCACAAGAGAAAAATGAATTATAATTACGGAATCTATAAAATTGAAAATCTAGTTAATGAAAAATGTTATATTGGTCAGACCCTAGATTTAAATAAGAGAAAATGGAGACATTTTAATAATTTAGAAAATAATATTGGCGATAATATTCATCTTCAAAACGCATATAATAAATATGGAAAAATCAATTTTAAATTTTCTGTTTTACTATATTGTGAAAAATTTGAATTAACAAAATATGAAAATTTTTTTGATAATTACTATAAAGAATTGAACCTTTCGTATAATATTAGGAAATGTGTAGACACTAATAAAGGAATAATTCTTTCTGAAGAAACCAAAAGGAAAATAAGTAAAGCTACAAAAGGAGAGAATAATCCTTTTTATGGAAAGCGTCATTCTGAAGAAACAAAAAGAAAAATGTCTTTAAATCATGCAGATATGTCCGGAAAAAATAATCCTTTTTTTGGAAAGCATCATTCCGAAGAAACAAGAAAGGAATTATCTGAAACAAATAAAGGAAAATCTATTTCTGAAGAAGCAAGAAAAGCGAGAATCGGAAAACATTTTTCAAATATAACTATAGAAAAAATGAAAATTTCTCGTCTCGGTAAAAAATGTTCAGATGAAACAAAAAGAAAAATATCTCTAAAGGTTCGCTGTTTGTCTGTAGAAAATGTTTTGGAAATAAGAAAAATGATTAATGAAAACATTAGGCAAATAGATATAGCAAAAAAGTTTAATGTTAATCAGGGAACAATCAGTAATATAAAATTAGAAAAATTTTATAAAGAAAAAATATATTATTAGGAGATAAAAAACAATGGACACGACTGTTTTGGTTCCAATCATTATTGCTATAGTTGCCGTAGTACCGGGAATATTTGCATTGGTTAATCAAGCAAGTAAAGGAAAACTAGAAGAAAGATTTGACATGCTGAGAACTGTGCAAGATGCAACTTATAATATTTCTAAACCTTTACAAGCAGAACTAACAAGATTACAGGCAAGAACCATATCTTTAGAAGAAGAAACAACTACTGAAAAATTATATAAAAAAATGTATGAAAAATCTGTTATTATACGTTGCGGACATTGTAAAAGCCCCAATGTAATTACTAATTTAGAGTGTATAAAATGTGGTGCACCAATAGGAGTTAATGATGCGTGACCCCGATAGAATCGATAAAATTTTGTATATGCTTTCTCATCTCTGGCATAAATATCCTGATTTACGTTTAGGACAACTTCTATATGGTTTTGCTAAATTTATAGGAGATATTTTCGAATATGAAGACGATGAAACATATATAACATTAAAAGAAGTGTTTAAAAGAGAGTTTCCGGATGATGTTGAATTATGATTATAAAGGAGAAATAAAATGAATGATTCTGAGAGAATTGATAGAATTTTAAAACTAATTTCGACTATTTGGCATAAGCATCCCGACCTACGTTTAGGACAACTCTTATTTATCTTTGCGGACTTTATAGACGATATATTTTATTATAAAGATGATAAAACAGAAAAACTCTTAGAAGAAAATCTTAAAGAAGCGTCGAAAAGAAAAGGCTATAAAAATAATGGCGACCTATGATTATAAATGCAAAGTTTGTGATACAATGTTTAGTATGACGGGTTCATATTCTACATTAGTTGGGTGTCACCCCGTTTGTCCTTGTTGTCAAAGTGAAAATGTAAACAAGATATATGGAAATATTAATGTGATTTATAAAGGAAAAGGTTTTTATAATACAGATAAGGACAAAAAAGATGAAAAACTGGAGACCGATATCCCTTGACAAATACTGAAAAGTATGATATAATTATATTATACTGAATAAGGAGAGAAAAATATGTTTCAAAAAACTGAACTAACTTCATTTCGTAAAGATTTCGCAGAGGCTGTAAAAGGACTTGAAAAAAAGTATGGAGTCAAACTAGAACTACATAACATTAGTTACAGCGATATTGAGTTTCATACCAAGTTAAGCGCAACAAAGATTGGAGAAACCGGAGAAAAGAAAGTAAATACTGCTGACTTTTCTTGGCTCAAAGATTATCTTGGTTTCAAAGGTAATCTTGGCGATAGTTATGCTGACCGCAGAGGAATTACTTATACGGTTTATAATCTTGACCCAAAAAAGCCAAAATATGCTGTTCTCGTTAAAGGCAGTGATGGGAAAAATTATAAAGCATCTGTTGATATGGTAAATATGCAATTAGCACGAAAGACAGGATAAATAAAGTAAATTGCCTCTTGACAAAACCATAAAAGTGTGGTATAATATATAGTGTGAAGAACAAATACTTTTTGCCTTTTCTCTTGTTTATGGATATAAACGAAGAAGAAAATCAAAATAGCGGTGGCTGTGGCGGTTGTTCTACAATTGTGATTGTTGTTGCGGTTTTGCTTTTGGCAATGAGTATTTGTTCTTCTATAATAAAATAAGCGGTGAGGTTGGGGGTACAACAAGGTATGGTGGCATAGCCACTTAAGCCCTACCCTAATTAGTCAAAACGTGGACAGCCGCTTTATAAATTGGGGCTATCATATAATGGGATTATGATACGCTTGCACCGTATTCACGACAGTTCGAGTCTGTCTAGCTCCACTAAAAAGTATTCTGACCAGTTACTATAATCGTAATTAGGAATCGCTAGAATACTTTATAAGGCTGGCGCAACAAGACGTTATTTGGTGAGACCGAATTAGGCAAACCTCGACCAGTTGCCTTTCGAAAGAGTTGCCAACTAGCCTTAAATTTTGCTCATTTATATCAGTCGGAAAGATAGCTTGTCCAACATACAAGAGGTCGCTAGTTCGAGTCTAGCAATGAGCACTTATACACCCGTAATATCAACGGTAGATAGTCTCTTTTACATGGAGAAGGTTGCTAGTTCAAGTCTAGCCGGGTGTACTAGGAGAGAAAAATGAGAAAAATAAATAATTCAACATTGTTTTTATATGGGATGACTATAGTCTGTAATGTGTTTTTATTAGGAGTATATATCCCCGATAGCATTTGGAAATATATATTAATATTTCTTTCTGGAATTTGCATTGGAAATATTATACATAGCCTTGTGTGGGGGAAAAAAGAATGAGAAAAAAGTATTTAATAATGATGTATGAAGGACCAATCGATGGTTGGCGTACAGTTAACTATTCTGATTTAATGTCTGCATCTGTATATGACAATGATGACGGGATATACGAACTGGAAGATGCAAAACAGATATATGAACTTGTCGCAAACTATATTGAAAATGAACCATTAATAATGGTAGAGATTTTAGAAGATAACGGAATAGAAGCAGAATATAAATAAATGGAATAGTGGCGTAACGGTATCGCAACGGCTTTGAACCCCGTCCGTCCGAAAGGGCGTATGAGTTCGATTCTCATCTATTCCTCCTATGGAATGGTGGCGTAATGGTAGCGCAATATCTTGGAAAGATATCCATCCGAAAGGGTGTATGAGTTCGAGCCTCATCCGTTCCTCAATGGAAGCACGTAATGGTGTACTAAAGCCTCTCGAAAAGGCTGATGCCCGGTAACTCCGGACGTATGCGTTCAATTCGCATTGCTTCCTCAATATTGAGTCGTGGTGTAATGGTATCACAACACACTGCTAACGTGTCCAACCCTTAAACAAGGTTGTGGGAGTTCGAGCCTCCCCGACTCAGCCTTTGGGAACATAGTGCTTAATCGGGAAAACATCTCTATGGCATGGAGAAGTTGCGAGTTCGAATCTCGCTGTTTCCACTAATGGGCGACTAGTGCTAACGGGAGCACATCTCTTTCGCAAGGAGAAAGTAAGAGTTCGACTCTCTTGCCGTCCACTTAAAATCAGTAAATACAAGAGAGTCTGCTACAAAGTCGCCCCTGACTCCATTTGTAGATATAACGGTCTCTTTATGGGGATTACTGGTTTTATATGCACCTATAGCATAATGGATAGTGCAGATGGCTTCGAACCACTCTATCAAATCCACACCAGAAAGTACAGGTAAATTTCACTAAAAATCCATTGAGACGGAGGTCAGAGCATGGAAAACGGTAATAAAATAAAAAATGATTTATTGGGTATGCCACACGGAACGGCTTCCCATCAACTTCGCAAAAAAATAATGTTCAATATGGCGCAAAGATTAGGGGAAGATATATGCTTTAGATGTGGTAAAAAAATAGAAAATATAGATTATTTTTCTGTAGAGCACAAGATTCCTTGGCAATCAGCAGAAAATCCCAAAGAAACATTTTTCGATTTAACGAATATAACTTTTTCCCACTTGAATTGTAATTGTGGTGCAGGAGAAAAGAAAATACCTCATCCAAACGGAAAAGGGGAAAATCATCCAATGTCTAAATTAACACAGAAAAAAGTTGAAGAAATAAGAGATAGATTAAAAAATAGAACAGAATTTAATGAAATCTCTTTAGACGAATTGGCAAAAGAATATAATATTTCTCAGACTCAAATTAGAAATATTAGAGATAATAAAAAATGGATAATTTATAAAGAATAAATAAATATCTCCCTGTAGCTCAATGGACAAGAGCGATTCCCCTCGAAGGAAAAGGTTGCAAGTTCAAGTCTTGTCGGGGAGTCTATATAGTGTACATTAAAAATTAAGAGGTGAACACATTGGAAGAAATAGAATCTTTAGCTTATAAAGCGTCATTAACTTATGAATTGAAAATTATAGATTCAGAGGCGAAAGCCCATAGTGTAATGAAAATGCATGAAGGTCAGAATATAAGAATAGCGTATTCGGGTGGGAGTGACTCGGACACAATGATGTGGTTTTTTAGAAAATTGGGTTATGATATTCCCGGAGTTTTTTACGATACGGGTTTAGAATATCAGGCGACCAAAAATCATCTGGCTTATATGCAAGAACAGGGCTTTACCATTGAGATAGCTAAACCCAAGCATCTGATTCCGTATGCCTTAAAAAACTATGGGTTTCCTTTCCTTAGCAAAAACGCTAGTGAATTATTACACAGACTACAGAGAAATAATTTTAAATTTAAAGAAGATGGAAATAAAACTTACGAAGAATTGATTATTTTATACCCGAGAGCGAAAGGTGCTTTATCATGGTGGGCAAATTGGAATGGTCCAACCGATAAATTTAATATCAGTCGTAATAGGGGACTAAAAGAATATTTAATTGAGAATGATGGGTTGCCTTTTAAAACATCTGTAAAATGTTGTGACTTTACTAAAAAAGATGTTATGAAGGATTATTCTAAAGAACATGATATTGACCTTGTTATAACAGGTATACGTAAAGCGGAGGGTGGCAGGAGAGCAACAAAAATTGTAAATTGTTACTTGCCTGAAAAATATAGTCCTTATGCAATGTACTTTCCGCTTTTTTGGTGGTCAGACAGTGATAAAAAACGTTTTATTAAAGAAAATAATATTAAACTAAGTGATTGTTATACTGTATATGGGATGAGCAGGACTGGATGTGTGGGCTGTCCGTTCGGACGCAGATTAGACGAAGAATTAGAAATTCTAGAAAAATACGAACCAAAGCTGCACAAAATAGCAACAACTATTTTTGCAAATACATACGAAGCAACAAAACAATATAGAAAATTCGTAAAAGAAGAATTACCTTTACCAAAAAGAAATAAAGATGAAACATAATTCCGGAATATACAAAATAGAAAATCTGATTAATAAAAAATGTTATATTGGTCAAAGTGTTGATTTAAGTAAAAGAAAGAGTTCTCATTTTAAAATGTTGGCTAAGAATAAACATACAAATTCTCATTTACAATATGCTTTCAACAAATATAAAGAAAATGCTTTTGTTTGGAAAATACTTGTTTATTGTGAATCATTTGAATTAACCCGATATGAAACATTTTTTGATAATCATTATAAAAAGTTAGCGCTTTCATATAATACAAGAGAATGCGTCGATAGTAATAAAGGAATAATACTTTCTGAAGAGATAAAGAAAAAGATATCTAAGAATTTTCCTAACACTTCTGGAAAAAATCATCCTTTTTATGGAAAACATCGCTCCGAGGAAACAAAAAGAAAATTATCTGAAAGCAATATTGGGAAACACCATTCAGAAGAAACAAAAAAGAAAATGAGTGAAGCTCGAAGAGGAAAAAATCATCCTAATTTTGGGAAACATCGTTCAGAAGAAACAAAAAGAAAACTTTCTGCAATTAATATTGGGAAACATCATTCTGAAGAAGCAAAAAAGAAAATGAGAGAAGCAAAAAAGAAATATTTGAAAAAAAGGAATAAAAATGAGTAAAAAAATAAAAGCTATAAAAGTATTAGGGATGAAATATAAAGTCTTTAAACTTCCCAAGAAGCATAAAAGATTAAACGATAGAAATGAAAGTTATTATGCGGTTATTGCTAATTCAAAAAATGAGATTTATATAAGAGATGATATATCTAAAGAGCGATTTGATAGTTCAATTCTGCATGAAGTTATTCATTCTGTAGATGTGGAGTTGAGTCTTGGGCTTGAAGAGGAAACCATTATGCGTTTAACTTCCGGGTTGAGAAGCGCCGGGGTTCATATAGATTTAAAGCATTAAAAATTGCCTCTTGACAAAAAAAGAAAAGTATGATATAATATATAAACAATTGAATATTCCTCTGTGGTGAAACGGTCTATCACAAAAAGCTGTTAACTTTTAATTCGTGGTTCGAATCCATGCGGAGGAGCTAGTACGAAGAAATTGCACTTTAATAATTGAATATAACCCATACTTTCGTGGCTCAAAGGTACAGCACTAGTCTCTTAAACTATGAAATGGCAGTTCGAGTCTGCCCGAAAGTACTAAGAAGGATAGGGAGTCGCCAAGCGTCTCCGAAGCCTTCTTTTCATGGGCGTGAAATTGGCAATCGACTAGGATAGTAAGCTAAAAGGTTCTGGCAAAAAATTAACTGCTGAATACACACTTGCTGACGCTCTCTTTGAGGGCAAAACAAACGTTTCGCTGGCTGAACAACTCTTCAGCCTTCCAGTTAACAAAGTTTCCGTTTCTCTTTAAAACAGAAGAGTACTTGTTCCTCTTAAAATAGAACAAGTGGTGTCCCGGATGAGACTGACATCTTGTTTGGTGGGCTAAAGTTTCTACTTCAACTATAAAGTAGATGGTGGAGGATGGCGGGTTTACCTGTCCACCCCAAAAGGGGACTCTCCCTTAAAAAGAGAAAGTCAGATTACCAGACTAAATAAATAGGTGACTCTGCCAGAGAGAAAAAACTTGAACCAAGAATTCTAGGACCGGACTTCGAAGTCCGCACGTCCACAAAAATCATTAGCGGCGAAGTTGGCGCAAGGCTAAACTTGCATGTAAGACAACTGTAGGTGACGACTGAATGTTATCCTTGCCAGCCAACCAACAAGTGAGACTAGGAGGTTCGAGTAGGTGAACCACACCGCTCACAGGAAAAGGGACGCTAACCCGGAAGGTGTAACCGAGAAAAATCTAAAAAATAAGGAGGTATATATGAAACGCAAAGCTCGTAAACAAAGTTGTAATTAATATGCTCCATAAGCATTAATCGTGATGCAGAGGTCTTTTAAACCTCAGAAGTCGGGGCAGTACCGACATGGAGTACTATGGCTATATGGTATAATGGCTATTATACTTATCTGTCTAATAAGTGATAGGGATTCGATTTCCCTTATAGCCGCTATAGAAAGGGATAGGATGACCTCATGAATCATCTGAAAAGCGAATACCCTCCGCTTCCCTTTTCTAATTTTTGAGGGTAGAGGGAAAAATGAGAAAATCTTCGATTATTGAAAAGTTAGGAAGAGAACACCTAGAAGAAGTAATAAATAAAGAAGCGTGTGTTTCTGATGTGCTACGCTCTTATGGGTTATGTGGAAGTGGTTCTGGCTCTAGAACAACTTTAAAAAGATTAGCAAAAGAATGGAATCTAGAATTAAAGTTTAGGCAAGGAAATATTTTTAATAAGCATAGAGAATATTCTTATAAAGTACCATTGGACAAAGTTTTTTGTATAGATTCAAAGGTCTCAAATGGAGTATTAAGACGTGCTGTTTTAAAAAATAATATATTAAATAATACTATATGCTCTATATGTAATAATAAAAATATATGGAATAAAAAACCAATAATATTTATTTTAGACCATATAAACGGTATAAATAATGATAATAGAGTAGAAAATTTAAGATATGTTTGTCCTAATTGTAATAGTCAATTAGAAACAACCGGAAGCAAAAATTCTCACTATCCGAGTAAACAAGTAAAACATTATTGCTTGAATTGTGGAAAAGAAATAACAAGATACGCTAAAAGATGTATAAAATGTTATAATATAAATAAAATAGCAAGTTAGTTTAATGGGAAAAATCCACCTCTCCAAAAGGTCGGGACGGTGATTCGAGTTCACCACTTGCTGCCTTATTGCCGAGCTAGCCAAGGTGGTCAAGGCACTCGTTTGAAGAACGAGCAATATCAGTTCGATTCTGATGGTCGGCACAAATCCTCTTGTAACAGAATTGGCATATGTGGTCGTCTCAAACACGATATTTTGGTGGTTCGAATCCACTCAAGAGGACTAGGAGAAATCATGAAACCTGTTATAGAAACTATTTTAAGACCGGGTAAAATAGATGATTGGAATTATATAGATTCTCTACGTAAAAGAGAAAGCAATGCTTTAGGGTTTATTCCTAGAAATTCTTATACATCTGTTCTATCTAAAACTGCCGATGGTGTTAGAAAAAGATTTGAATATGTAAAAATAAATGTAGTAGAAGATAATGGGGATTTAACTGGTTTTTGTTATGCAACATTTTTTGAAATTGTAGCAAGAATTCAGCAAATTGTAGTACAAGAAGATGCACGTCGTTGGTATAGAGCCAGCATGTTAGAAACTGCTGTACGAGAAGAAGCTATAAAAAGCAATTGTGTGGGAATAAGTTGCCGTGTAGCTTTTGATTTAGAAAGCAATTTCTTTTGGAGAGCGATAGGATATCAACCAATAAGACAAGTTACTTCTACTTGGCTAAATCAAAAAGAAAGCAAGAGCAAAAGACCTTTGTGGATATATTATCTGGCTCTTGAAAAAGAAAATACGATTTATAATCCGACTGTGGGCTAGTGGTTTATGCCATGTCTCCTTCAAAGACAAAATCGAGGGTTCGAATCCCTCCAGTTGGACAAAATATATGCAGGAGCGTACAGGCGTAAGTTGATAGTCGTGCGACGGAAAAGGCAAACGAACCGAAGCGTACAGAAAGGTTCTACAACACAGATATAAAAGGTGTAAATCCTTACCCTGCAAAAATATATCTATCTATCTCGTGTCGCCTTGACACCCTACCCGACAGGAGAAATACTAGTCAAGAACTGTCTTGGAGGCAGATGTAGCTCATTAGACGGATAGACGGATATAACTGCTCTGTTATTGAGAGTTAAACGGAGTTCTAATCTCCGGCAGGGCATTATGAGACTATCGACTAGTGGTTAGGTCCTAACACTCTCAATGTTAGTACGACAGTTCAAATCTGTCTAGTCTCACAAAAGAGCGAGATAGAACGGCTTTATAACCCGTTTGAAAACGAGACTCCCGCTTCTCGCTCTTATCTTTTAGGAGTACCGGAGAAAAACATGAGTTATAAATCGATATTTGAAACTATGGGTAAAGAATATTTGGAATATGTAATATCAGAATCATCTGATATTTCCGAAGTTTTTAATAAATATAATCGGGCTAGTTGTGGAGGTTCTTATAGAGCGTTTAAAAAATTAGTAAAAAAATGGAATATTTCTTTACCTATTCCTAAAAAAATTAGGAAAAACCCATTTGAATATGCTAATAAGCGACCATTAGAAGAAATCTTATGCTCAAACTCGAATGTAGGAAGAACTGTTTTAAGAAAAACTATTATAAAAAATAAACTTTTAGATAATACTAAATGTTCTATTTGTGGAAATTCTAATATGTGGAATGAAAAGCCAATGACCCTTATTCTAGACCACATAAACGGAATTAGGAATTATAATACATTAGATAATTTAAGATTTGTTTGCGCAAATTGTAATATCCAATTAGATACAACCGGAAACAGAAATCCTAATAGACCAAATAAGGCTAGAAAAAATTATTGTATAGATTGTGGAATAAAAATATCTAAAACTGCGGTAAGATGTTTAAAATGTCATAATATTGAGTTGAGAAAAATAGAAAGACCGCTTATAGAGACATTAAAAAAAGATATTGCTTTATTGGGATATACAGGGACAGGAAGAAAATATGGTGTAACTGATAATGCGATAAGGAAATGGATAAAATAAACAAATTCCTCTCGTAGCAGAATTGGCTTATGCGTATCCCTTAAGAGGATAATTTTGCTGGTTCGAATCCAGCCGGGAGGACTTGACAAATAGCGAAAAATGTGGTATAATATACTCATGGATGAGATAAAAAAGAAACACAAAAATCAACATGAATGGGCATGGATGAACGAATTTGGTGGTGATTTCTATTATTGTGGTCTTTGCCATAGATGTAAAAGTAATGACCCAAATGATAAGAAATATTATACCCACAAGCAAGCCCTTATAGAAGTATTAAAAACCAACGATGCAACAAATCATCCAGACAATTGTGATTGCATGATTTGTGGTAATGGTGGCAGAGAAGCACAGAGATATTACAAAAAGTATTATAAAATTTAATATGTATAACTATTATAATGACGAATACGCACAAATATGCTTAGGGTATGCCACACTATGTAAAACAGAAGTTGGTTTTGGCGCTGTTTTAGTAAACAGGTATGGAAAAATAATTGGTAGTGGAAGAAACAGACTATCAACCAAAGAAGATAGAGAATTAATATCCCATGTTGATTATGCAATACATGCTGAACAAGACGCAATAGCATGTGCTTTAAGAACAGGGCAAGATGTATATAACGGAAGTATTTATGTTTTAGGAAGATGTTTATCTGGTAAAAATAAAGGGAAATTAACTACTAGAGAAGAAGATATATTTATATGTAGAAAATGCCCTCATGTTTTTATCAAATATAATATTAAAGTATTTATACCGCATGTGGATGGTTGGCATGGAATCGAACCCCGAAGGGCATTAGAAATTGGAAGCAAATTAGCTCAAAGGGGTTACTGGAAAAAATTTGTTTCGGGAGAGATATAAATGTGGAATCCTTTTGATGATACATCTACATATGTAAGAAAACATTTTGATGCACTCGATAAACATGATGCCAATGTTAATAAAAGATTGGAAATTGCAGTAGACGCATTAGAAGAAATATGGAGAAGTCCAATGCCTATCACAGAGAACGAGAAGAGAATGTGGAATATCGCTTTTAATGCAATCTTAAAAGTAAATAAATTGTTGATAGAAGCAACGCAGGATTAGTTTAGAGGAAGAATTTTTCTTTGGTATAGAAAAGGCGTGAGTCCGAGTCTCACATTCTGCTTAATAGAAAGGGATAGAACAGCCTAATTACCTGTTTGAAAAGTGAACTCCGCACTTCCCTTTCTAATTTTATCAGAGTAACAGAGATAAAAATTATGTACATATCAGTAGAAAGCAAACAAAAAGTTGACGAAGCAAGAGAAAGAGGACAAAAAACTCTCAAACAAAAAGCACTAAAAAGAAGAGAATTATATTATAAAAATCCTAAAAAATGCCCTGTTTGTGGAAAACCAATTAACTTTGAGGTCAGAAATATAAATGATTATTGTTCCCACTCGTGCTGTGCAACAAAAAATAATCCAATTCGTTATGAAAAAAGATATTGTAAAAATTGTGGAAAGCAATGTGTAGGATATAAAGGTCAAATATATTGTTCTAGAACTTGTCTATATTTGTATAAAAATTCGGATGCAATTAAAAAGTGGTTAAATGGAGAATGGGATGGATTAACCCCTAGTGGAAAATGGCTTTCCAATATTATAAGGGATTATTTATTAAAAGAAGCCAGTTATACATGTGAAGAATGTGGATGGAACAAAATAAATCCTAGAACAAAAATTTGTCCTGTTTGCGTTCATCACAAAGACGGAAACTACAAAAATAATAAAAAAGAAAATTTGCAGGTTTTATGCCCCGGTTGTCATTCTCTTACTAAAAATTACGGCGGTGGCAATAGAGGAAACGGAAGAGAATATAGATACGAATAGGTTAATCAGATTATCGCAGAAATGAGGAAACTCCGCACATCACAGAGCAAGGCGCTAGGAAAACGCTAGGTAGAGGTAACTTTGCGTAATAGTAACGGGTCACAGAGACTATTCCTGCCGAAAGGTAAGGGTGAAAAGAGATAACCACCGCCTGATGCAAGGTAAACAGAACCAGTTGGCTGCTCGTCACATAAGGTTCGGGTTACTGCATAGACAGATGATAATCTTAAACACAGAATGCGGGTTATGGTTAACCTAATAAATAGCTCATTTGATATATAAAGTGGGTCAAACAAAAGGTAGATTATGAAACTAACATGGGATTGGTGTGAAATGTGTGAAAAAGCTTTTATTCGCTGTCCAAAATGCGGGAATAATTCTTGTAATGGTGGATATGGAGAAATAGATGGAATAAAATGCGATGTATGCCCTATTGTTTATCAATATCAACGCATGGCATATGAGACAGGTGCAATACCCGAAACAGAAAACGATATAAAATGGATGAATCAAAAGATATAAAGGAGAATTTAAATATGTATCATTATTCAGTTAAATTTGTACGTGCGGTTGATGGAGATACAGTTGATTTAGATGTAGATTTAGGCTTTCACATAATTGTGCGTGATAGATTTCGCCTTTACGGAATAAATACTCCGGAAAGAGGAAAACCGGGATATAAAGAAGCCACCAGTTTTGTAACTAATTGGTTTTCTGGTCAAACAATTCCTAATAGTGCATACATACAATCAGAAAAACCATTACAAGACAAATATGGGCGTTATCTTGTCAAGATTTACCCAACTTCTGATTTTATAGCACCAACATTAAACGATTTGTTAGTACAAAATAATTTTGCTGTTGTATATTTTCCATAAAAAACGCAAATATGGTGTTAGTGGTAGCATTTTGGAACGCCAATCCAAAGGGGTCGGTTCAAGCCCGACTATTTGCTCAGGAATAGAGATGTAGGTTCGAATCCTACTATCCAAGACAAAGTTCTGGTGCTCGTTTAATTGGCAGGACACTTTCCATAAATTATAATTAGGATGGCATATATGAATAAGAAAAATCGTAATCGTTATAAGCGTATGCCCTTGAAGTGTAAGTATTGGTGGCATGGAATGGCGAAAACCAATTTTAGAAAATTGCCAAAAAATAAAGGTAAAACTTAATATGAAACCATTAGGGCGCAAATATTTTGGTTCAAAATATAAAACAGATTATCACTTTAATAAAAAATGGTTCATAAATTGGTGGGAGTATGTATGTACTCCGAACAAGCGCCTCGAACAAAGGCGAGTTAAGAAAGAAATTGAAAATCAACTAAGAGGAGAAAAAGATGGGTAGACATAATCATAGTCACTGCATGCATGATTTAAGATATTGTGAACATTGTGACGCAGTATATTGTACAAAGTGTGATAGAGAATGGGGTGGACAACCTCACTATATTTATACTACTCCTTATATATGGTATTATCAATCAGTTCCATATACAATTACACGGGGTAGCACTGGTAATTATTCAATAACTACTACCAATGGGCAAGCGGTAAACGATTCATATATTATAAGCGCTTTTAATAGTAGCAGTGAAAAAGATGCAATAAGTTCATATAGCTTTCAAGCACAAACAGGAGAATTAAATTCTGCTTGTACTTATCATAATTAAATAAAATCTAAGGTGTCTTGAACTATCGGCAGGACTTGTTGGTTGATATAAAGCGAAAATGTCCGAGCCTTATAAAAATGCGTCAAATTATAATAAAAAAGAATATTGGAACAATGTTAACTACAATACCGGAACCTATATTAAAAAAGAAAGCTAGAAAAGTTACTGATTTTGGAAAAAATTTACAGTTTCTAATTGATGAAATGATTGCCGTAATGAGATATGGGCAAGGCACTGGAATAGCCGCCCCACAGGTGGGGGAATCACTACGCTTAATTGTGGTAGAGCATGAAGATAAATTATATGTAATGGGTAATCCGGAAATTACGCAATCGTCTATAGAAACAGAAGTAAATGTAGAAGGTTGCCTCTCAATACCCAATATCGGTGCAAACGTAGAACGTTCAACGGCTGTTACAGTAAAAGGGCAAGATAGGAATGGAAAGCCTATTAAAATTAAAGTTAAGGGTCGCTTGGCAAGAATTTTCCAGCACGAAGTAGACCATATTAACGGTATATTAATAGTAGAACGGGCAATAGATATATGGCAAATTAAAGAAGAAATTTAAATTGTATTTCAAATTTATCAAGAAAAAGTATGAAATATATTTTAAAAGAGGCTAAGAAATGTAATATATTATATGCTAATTGTCATAGAAAATTACATAACCCAATTAATTAAAAATGCGTCTTTGGTGTTCAACGGTAGCACTATCGCTTTCCAAGCCAGAAGTGAGAGTTCGAATCTCTCAAGACGCTCTATGCATCCATAAGCTAATGGATAAACTTGGTGGCTTCTAACCACCTATTCAGGGTTCGAGTCCCTGTGGATGCTCTTGTGTGTTAGTGTCTAAGAAACACTAGCTAATGTAACCTACAGGAAGGGTACACAAAAAATGCTTTGTTGGTGCAACGGTAGCACAGCTTTTTCGTAAAAAGCAAATGATGATTCGAATTCATCACGAAGCTCTTGGGAGTAAGCTTTGGTTTTTTGATTGTGCTAGTTTAACAGATACGCATACATAAATTGAAAACTACCGTATAGTGTCAACCCTACTCTGTCGTATTTGGGCGATAGGTGCGGTAATCTAACGTGGAAAAGGCGGGATTCGTTGGGGACAATCAAAATTTATAAATGCTTCTTTATTTTAATCAGAAGAATGCAAACCCTGTAAGTTTGAGGAGGTGGAGCATAACCACCAAGAAGCTCTATGAGAAAGAGATAGATTGGAAGTCATGAGCCAATTGAAAAGGTAATCCGAGCCTTCTCTTTCTTAATTTATTCGGATTTCGGAAGAAAAAATGATTAATTATAAATCAAATGAAAGCTATCAGAAAATATTAGATGCACAAAAAAGAGCAAGAATAACCAGAAAAAATAACTATATAAAGAGAATTGATAATTATAATAATAATCCAAAATTATGTTTAAATTGCAATTCTCCCATTGGATATTCTAAGAAAAGATGCAGTTTTTGTTCACATTCTTGCGCAACAATATTTAATAATATCAAACATGGAAAAATAGCTAAATCTAAAAAAATAGTATATAACTGTATAAATTGTGGAAGTTTATGTGGAGAAAACTCTACTAAATATTGTTCTAGAAAGTGTATGAATGAACATCATTGTAAACAAAATTTAGAAGAAGCAAAAACTGGTTTATTAAACGGTACATTAAATGATAAAAATGCTAGAAGTTGGTTCAGAAAAATTTCCGATGAAAAATGCTCTGTTTGTAAAAGAACACACTGGATGAGAAAACCAATTCCTTTAATTGTTGACCATATTGACGGAAATCATAATAATAATCATATAGAGAATTTAAGAATGGTTTGTTGTAATTGTGATGCACAACTACCAACATATAAAAGCAAAAATAATGGTAACGGAAGAACCAAAAGAAGATTGTAATTTCCCTCTTGACAAAAGTATAATTATGTGATATAATTATATTATACTGAAAGAGGAGAGAATAAAATGGATGAAAATTTAGAAAAGGTAACAAAACAATTGATTGATTTATGTGTAGACATATACGCTCATAAAGAAATAGGAAGCCAAGTTCACGAAGTTACTGATTTAGTAGATGAAATATTAGAAAGTTATACATCACTAAGTAAGGATGATTACTTTTTTAAGCAAGCAGTAAGAGAAAAAGTAAAAGAATTAAAAATCTATTATCATGATTAAGATTAAAAAGGTAATTTTATATGGACAAATATGAAGAATTGAAACTTGAATCAACTAAAAGAGCAGAAGAGCCTCTTGAATTGGTTAAAAGGATAGAGAAAAGAGAAAAAATTGTTAATATAGCGTGGGATATCTCTATTTGGTCTTGGATAATTTTTTGGTCGCTGGCTTGTTCAACATATTATGCAAAAAATCATGTTAATTTCTTTTTGTTCATTTTAGTTTTTTCAGTAGTTTGTTTTTCGGTAGGATATATAATCATGAGAATTAATCTTTGGGTTCGTAGTATTGTAAGGAGAACGACAAAATAATTATATGGGATTACGCTAGAGGTCAAACATCTAACCTTGGACGTTAGATAACATTGGTTCGAATCCAATATCCCATACTAGGAGAGAAAAAATGAAACTTGAATCAAAAAAACCTAGAATTGGTACGAAAAGAATTAGGAAAAGTTTTTTATGGTTTCCGAAATATTTAGAAAACTCAAATAGAGGTAAATATATATTTCGATGGCTAGAAAAAGCTGAATGGCAACAAGAGTATACTTATTACACTCATTCTCCTGTTGGTTGGTATGATGATAGATGGGATGATATATAAATTAACGATTTTATAATGCACCTTGACAAAACTATAAAAGTATGATATAATAAAGATAATCATTCAATGACGTTTGGTGGGTAGGCTTAGAAGCAGCCATCCCATAAAAAGTGTCGAGTAGGTTGGAGGGAGCAAGAAAAAACAGAGAGCGTTTGTACCTCCGTAAAAGCGATGACTAGTGAAAGGGCTGATGTCGTTAGCTTCCTTACCGATGAAGTAGGTAGAGTATTCCTTCGCAAGCCCTGTGGGTTTGGCGTAAAAGCAAACCAAACTAGAATGATTTTATGTAAGTAAACATGGTATTTTTGGTGTAATGGTTAGCACAATTTCCTGTGAAGAAATTGGTATCGGTTCAACCCCGATAATTTACCCTAGGAGAGAAAATGATTAAAAAAAGTAAGACATCGAGAGTTTTTGAGAAGAGTATGGGAATAGCATTATTATTTTCTGCGGGTATGCTTATAGGTAATGCGCCTATCTTAATTGAAAATTCTACTATATTTATTAATATATTACTTTATTTAGGAATATTTTGTGGCATAATAGGTGCAATTTTGATGATTTTTATAGATTAGAGGAGAGAAAATATGAAACTATCTGCAATGGAATTAAATTTAATTGTTGCTACATTAAATGAGAGTTTACGTGTAAAAGGCAGAGACTTATGGTCATTCGATGAACAACAACGAGATAATATGAAAAGAAAAATAGAAAGATTTTTGAATG